ACCGGGAGCTTCGCGTCCGCTCTGATGTCGAGGGAGCCGCCCACGCTCGTCAGCACCGGGAGCTTCGCGTCCGCGCTGATGTAGAGGGAGCCGCCCACGCTCGTCAGCACCGGGAGCTTCGCGTCCGCGCTGATGTAGAGGGTGCCTGTTATCTTCGTGTACGGATAAACCTCTCCTGCCTTCGTCGTTAAGTCGCCTTCGAATACATTTTCCACTGAGTCCCCCTTAGATTCCATGGTTACTTGCCATCCGCTTTAGAAATCGCCGCCCGCATCGCCACGATGGTAGCGTGTCCGTCTATTTCCTTTCCAGTCAGTCCGCAATCGCCAAGAGCGCGGATGAATCCATCATGCGCCCATCGCAGGGCATCGTACATATCGGGCGCGGCGGCGATGAGAAGGCAATTCGCCCGTCGTTCCTCTTTCGAGTGGACCTGAGTGAGTCCCGTTCCCTGTTCGGCAGTAGCGATGTGCGTAGCCGTCGGGAGCGAATTGGGTAGAACGTTCGGCGTCGTACCGGGTCCGTAAATCGCGCCGAACCCTCCGAACTGCCACGGCCCCGGCGTGTGCGTAGTTTTGGTTTTCATGTTAGTCTCCTTTGCCTTAAAACAAGACGGCCCACGCTCTATCCCGGCAAAGAGAGGAGAGCGCGAGCCGCCAGAGTTGCTTTGCCTTTTGTCCTTTGCCGGGATCATGCTAGAAATATATCAGATGGTTAACCGCTTGTCAAGGGCCTGTTTTGTTTCTCGTCGAGAAAACAGCCGAAATCGGCGCGGAGGATTGACAATCCGGCGTCACAAAATTACAATATCCGTCATGGAAAGAGACAGAGCCGCCGAACCTTGCGCGAACTACGAAAGAGCAGACAAGGATATCCCGTTCTGCGTTTCGTGCGGCTGGGCCCACGCTGAATAATGGCGATTTGCTTGGAGTGTTGCGCGGATCGCCTCTTATCGGTCTGCGATTACTGCGGAGCGTGTGCCCACTTATGCCGCACGAAATGCCAAGCCCGCGAACGCCTCCGCAAGATGGCCGCACTCAGCAAGGAAAAGTCCAGGCGTTGCTTCCTTCAAGAGCCGCCCAAGCCGGTGTCAAAGGCGATTGACCGACGGATTGCTAAGGCTTTGGAGGTTGCGCCGCGTCTGCCGAAACCCGAGCTTTCGCGGCCCGGTCGAGTCGGTCCAGTTCCGCATTGATCGTATCCGCGCTGAAAAACCGGAGCGCGAACAAGATCACGGCGTCGAGCTTGGCGAGACACAAGGTAATCAAGACGACGACCCCATGGCTGGCGAGAACGTGATCGAGAACGAGCTTGTTGATGATGTCCATATTACCCCCAGGTGAAGTAGTCCGGCTCCCCCATCGAAACGGGGAACGCTTCGCTTTCCTTCTCATCGGCATTTGCGCGTCCGACATTGCAGACTTCCGGCACAAGCTTATTTAGGCTCCCGCTGAATCGCATGGGCTCAGGCTCGATGACGCAAATATGCCCGTGAGTTTCCCCTAGCATCCCAGACGATGCCGCCGCGAACGCAAGCCCCCCGGCAATGGCGTGTTGCGAGGCTTCTGCGCCCGTCACTTTCGCCCAATGCCCGCCGACGTTGGCAAGCATTTTCGCGTACTGCTGGTCGGCCATAAGCCCTTGCAGTTCGCCGCACCCCATGGCTTGCGCGATGAACATAGCGGCCTCGTTGCAATGCGTCTCCCCGACGGTCGGCTGATTAGGCGCGAACGCCGGATTAGCTAGGGCTTCGGCACAAGACGTTTTCAGGATGTCGATAGGGCTCATTTCGTCCTCGCAAGAAGAATGTCGATCTTGTGATCCATGCTCTTGGCTGTGTCCTGCACTCCGTTTATTTCTGATTCGACGACGGAGACGCGGGCGGGGATGTCGTTGTATTTCAAGGCGATAGCCCCGACGAAAGCGACGACGGCCGCTATCACGGCATCCCTCACGAAAGCCTCTGATCCTTTCCCCATGGTCATTCCTTTTTGCCGAATTTAGACGCTAAGAAGTTTTCGAGTTCGGTCTGAGCCGCCTGATTAAGCCCGCGCCCTGCCCCGGCGATTGCCCCGGCGTTTGGGACGGCGCGAAGCATCGCGCTTCTGCCGATGGTGTTGACAATCGGACGCCCGACGGCTGAGCCCGCCATGGTAGCGGCGGCTCCGACGGGATGGCCTGCCGCGAGAGCCCCGGCCCCGCCTATCATGCCGAGTAGACCGGAGTTGCCGAGAGGCCCCTGCGCGATTTCCCGGCCTTCTGCCTTCCTCAGAATCGGGAGCAGTTGCGAGGAATTGCGGTAGTTCGTCCTGGCCGCGTCGAAGGCGGCGCGATCTGCCGGATCGCCAATCACTCTGCCGTATTCGTCGATGACGTTGTTGACGCTATCTGAGAGAGCCCCATAGACCCTCTGCATGGTCGGATTGTCAGCGGACGCAGCCCCGACGAAGCTCTTGATCTTGTTGAGGGCCGGGAGGTCAAGTCTGCCCTGGTCGCTCAGTTTGTTTATTTTGTTGATGACGCCCATTACGTCTGAGTGTTCCTTGGGGGCCAGCGTTTCCAGTTCATCGGCCAAAGGATAGAGGTCTTTCGTGAGGGTCGCTTTCGGAAGCGAGGCCCCCGGCGCAACCTTGTCGAGGACGGCCCCGATTTCCTTCCCGGCAGCGTCGTGAATGTCTCCGAGGGCTTTGAGCTTTTCTCCGGGCCTGACATATTCCGCGAGAGCCTTCCCCTCTGGCGTCATCGTGGTATTGGCCCACTTTCCGAGGGTGGCTACATCGGCCTCTGGATTCGCGCCAGACATAAGCCTTTGCGCCCCTCTGGCGTTAAATCCAAGGCCGGTCCCGGTCATGCTTGCGCCTAAAGCATCCTCACTCGGAGCGATGGCCCGAATACCATTGCCGATTTTCCCGATGATCCCGCCGACCCCAGCCCCGAGAGCGGCCTGCCCTGCGGCCTGCCCTGGATTCTTGACGAGGTTCGTGTCAGAGACGGCCTGCGTTGCCCCGGTAAGAGCCCCGCCTGCCACGCCAGCCCCGCCAGCGGCCTCTAGAGCGGGTCCAGCGAGTCCCAGGGCTTCTCCTGCGACGGGGATAGCCATCGGCGCAAGACTCCCAGCGACGGCGCCGGCCCCGTATGAAATCGGGTTCTGCTCTTTCCCCTGCTCGGCGGCTTCGGACAGGTGTTGGAGTTCGTCGGAGTAATTCGATTTATCCGATAGTGGGTTGATCGGCGCGATAGCCGCCGCCGCCTGTTGGGCCATGGGGAAGTTTCTTACAAATGCGCGGCCTGCGCTTTCCATCGGGCTCTGAGTCGAGTTGAGGGCGTCTAGTAATTTCGGGTCCGTCACCTCTTGGGAAGGTCCCGAGTTTAACTGCGCCAGAACGGCGGGGTCGGTGACTTCTTCCATGCTATTGCCCCTTGTACCACTTGCCGCCGACTTGATGATAAGTGACGCCGCCGATCACCTTGACCTGCGGGGCCGATACTCCTTTCCCTTGCGCTCGCGCGACGAGGGCGGGATTGGGGGCCGCGAGTCCTTGAAGTTTCCCGAGCCAGGTCCCGGCCTTGTTTTCCTGGTCGAGGACGTTCTTGTTTTCCTCGGAAACGTCCTTCCCCTGCTGAACGCCTAGGGCCGCTTTGGCTCTGGCCGTTTCTGCCTGCTGTCCAGAGAGTTGGACGGCCCGCTCTGCCGCCGCCCTGGCTTCTTCCGACTTTAGAGCCGCCTTCGCCCGCGTGTTTTCGTCATTGGCCCGCTGCTGATTGATGCCGAGTTCCTGGCCCTTGAATCCGGCTTCGTACTTCTCCCGAAGCGCGTTGATGAGGTTCTGCTTCTGCTGTTGGGCGCGTTCGTCTATGCCCTTTTGGAAGCCGGGATTTCCAGCCCGAGCGACTCCCTGCATGATCCCGTCGGCCAAGGCTCCAAGTCCAGAGGCCGCGATTTGACCGCCGCTCGGGCCTTTGGAGAGGGCCGCGACGAGCTGGTCGTATTGGTCGGGAGCGAGTCCTGCGTGGTTCTTCTGCTGAGGCGAAGAGCCATCATTAGCCGCGAGGAGGGCGGCGTTAGCGGCTTGCTCCTCTTCGGGGTCCATGGGCTCAGGGCCAGCCTGCGAAGGCGTGGCGGGCATCGTCGAGGGGATTGGAGGGGCTGCGGGAGGCAGTTGCGGAGGAATCTGCGGAGGACCCATCTTGTTGACGAGGGCCGCTACTGCACCTTGATCTCCGTCGGTCGCCAGCGTCAGGGGGTTGCCGTTATCCTTGGCGGTGTCAGAGGCCCCGCCGTCTACGGTGAAATCATCGCCAGTGACGGAGCCGCCTTCGTCGTAGCCTTTAACGTCGCCGCCTTCGCACAATTCATCATCATCCTTGGAGTGCCCCATGGTCTTGGGAAGGAAGGTCGAAACCTCTTGATGCGCCACCTTGGAAGGGTCGTACAATTCCCGGTTACGGAAATGCTCATGCAAGGATTCCTTTTGCTTCGAGGTCAGAGCCATATCACGCCTCCCCACGGAGAGCGGCCATTGCCCGCATCATCGCGGCCAAATCCGACGGGTGAGCCGCCGCAGGGGCCATCTTCGACGCCATGCTAGGGGCTTTGTTCGCCAGGAACTTGCCAAGCTGTGACGGGTGCTGAGTCACGGAGCGAGGGAGGACAACTTCCCCCGGAGACAATCTAGCCCTTACCGTGTCGTTGGACGGCGAGTCCCCCGCCACGCGGGCTTGTCCTGGGACGATTCCACCGGCTTTGAAGTTCGTCGCCGGGACGGTTGGCTCCGGGATCTCCCCGCCATCGGCGTGTCCGGTCGGAACCGCTGAACCGAGGTTATATGTGTTCCCGCCCGAAAGAGCCCCGGCCCCGACTGTCGCCCCGGCCCCCAGGAGTGAGCCGAAAAGCCCCGCGTTCTGCTGGCCAACTGCCGTCTGTTGGTTGGCCTGGTTCTCACCTACCCCGGCTTCGGCGTTGGCCTTCTGTAGAGCAAGTCCAGCCGCTTCGAGGGGTGCCTGGACCTGGTTCTGCTCTTGTACGGTCTGCTGGCCCTGGGTGTTCTGATTAGCCAGAGTTTGAGCGTTCGTCGTGTTGTAGGTATTCGCCGCCTGCTGAGTTGCTTGATTGGCCGCGTTGGCCTGCTGGGTATTGGCCGCGTTGAACTGATTGAGGGCATTTTGTGCCGCCGCGACGGTGTTTGCCTGCCCCGCCTGCTGGCCGTACATGGTGCTGGCGGTGGAGGCCGCGTCCTGGTTGGCGGTAAGAGCGTTGTTCGCCGCCGAGCCTTGAGCCTGTAGCGCGTCCTGGTATGCCTGCTCAGCGTTCTGGCCGACCGTTCCGTTTTGCAGAGCCGCCGCGATGAGGGATTGAGGGACGCCCATCCCAGCGAAGCTCTGAGCGATGGCCCCGCGCTGGCCTGCCGTATTTTCGTTGACCGACTGTTCAGCCTGGGCGATAGCCGCCTGCTCTTGCGGCGTCATCCCGTTGGCTGAGGCGATGTTCTGATCATAGCCTAGGGCCTGTTGCATCGCGGCCATGGGAACGCTTGAGAGGTTCTCCGAGTTGTAGGCCGACGGTCCAGCCTGAGCCGCCGCCATCTGAGCCGGGGTTAGTGTCCCGGTGCTTTCATACTGAGCCAGCGGGCTCAACTGTAGCTGTGCCGCCGTGGGGGTTTGTACGCCCTGGATCGCGGCGAGGGCAGCGGCTAAGTCTCCCTGCGCGTTCTCGTTCGATCCGCCCGTCAAAGCATCGAGTAGTGACATGGTTTTTCCTTTACACGTTGGTCGTATAGCCGCCGCCGCTAGGGGGGGTGATCCCGGTTCCCTGCTGTCCAAGCAACTGCTGTAGATAGGCGATGATTTGATTCGTGTTCGCTGTGTCCTGTGATCCTACGTTGGCCTGCGCCTGGGTTTGGTACGGATCGTAACTCGCCATCGCAGAAATATGTCCGAGGAGAGTATTCGCGGCGACTTCCTCTGGACTGAGGGCCGAAGCCGCCCCCGTCGAGTTGAACGTGTCCGAGGCGTTCTGTCCAAGTCCGGTCCCGGCCAGGTTCGCCGTCGAAGCGTTGATCGGCAAATTGACGTTGCTGTTTTGTCCGAGCAGGGCTTGAAGGGCCGCGACATCGGAATAATTCTGCGGAGTCGCAACGCTGGCCGCGTCAATCGTCGGTCCAGCGGCCCCCTGCGTCAGGTAGCTTGAGAGGTTGAGCGGGGTGAGCCCCGTCGGACCAATCGAGCGCGTCGGAGACATCGCCAGGGAGTTTTCTGCCGAGATAGCCGGATTCAGGGAGTTGTAAGCCGTCGCCCATGCCGCCGCCTGATTTGCCGGGATTCCCATGGCTTGAGCGTCTGCCGCCGTCAAGTTCCCTGATTGAGCGTCCGCGTAAATCGTCGAGTTTGCGCTCTCTTGCGCGGTCTGAGCCGCCTGGTTTGTCGTTACGGCATTGTTCAGGTAGTTCGTAAGTCCGGTAGCGTAGTTCTGAGCCGCCCCGGTCGCGGCCCCCGTAGCCGCCTGATCTTGGGCTATCGCGTTCTGCAAAGAGGCGTCAGCGGTCGAGGTTCCAGCCGCGAGTTGGCTTTGAAGGGTCGCCGCAGGTGCTACGGCCTGCTGAATCTGGCCGTAAGCCCCCGGCGACTGAGACAGGAGCAGGGAATCAAGGGTCGTGTCTCCGGTCGTGGCACTCGGCCCCTCGAAAGGGGAGAGGGCCGTCGAGAGGTCGGCGGTGTTGTTCCCGGCGTTCCAGAGATTCGCTTGTTCGACGGCGTTTTGAATCCCGGCAGAGACAGGCTGATAGACAGCGGAAGCCTCAAAGGTGTTTGCCGAGTTCGGCGCGGCGTTCGCGTCTCCTAGTTCAGCCTTATAGCTGGCTTGTTGGGTTGGCGTCAGAGATGACGGAGAGGACGCAACGGCTGAATTGGTCGCGGCATCGGTCGGGACGGTGTACTGCTGTCCAGTGTAGATATCGACGGCGGGCTGGATCGCGTTTCCAGCGGCCTGAGTCTGTGCGCTGAGAGTTCCCGCCACGTTCTGACCGAGAGCCGCCGCTTGGGGTTGGTTGGCTCCGAGGTAAGCCGAGAGTTGCGCCGAGGGTTGAGCCGGGGTATTTTGTCCGGGGGTAGCCGCCGCCTTTGCGCCAGCGACTCCCGCACCTCCCGCCGCGATGGGGGCTTGATTGGCCTGGGGAGCGAGAGGGGCCGGGGTTACGTCGTTGGGCTGTAGGAAAGCGATATGGTTGTCCTCCTGCTCAGAAAATTTCCATCGAAAGCATATAGACGCTCCCCGAAGTCAGTCCGGTCACATCAAGCACCGTGATCGATCGGCCATCGAAGGTCCAGTTCGCCGCCGATACCGCGCTCGTTATCGCCACAGTGGTCTTTCCGACAAGCTGGACATTGCAAACGACGACGCCGGACGGCGTTATGGGCAGAGGGTTCACGAAAACAACGGGGGTCGTGGTCCCCGCCGTGACTTTGACGGTGTAGACGACTCTCTGTAGGTTCTGGAAGCCGATGCCCTTGTTGAGGATGTTGTAGACGGCCAATGTGTAGACATTGAGATTCGATAGGAATTTCTGGAACGTGTCCCCAAGAGAAGTGTAGTCTCCGAAGTCGAACCTGTAGGAAGGCGGTAAATTGTTCGCGCTCATCTTGACCGTTCCCCGAGGAAGCTGAAAAAGATTTGATAGCCGCTCAAGCTGAATCCGCTGAAAGCCTGCTGTAGATTAAGCGTGAGGTTGACCCAATGGCCGATGCTCGTATTCTTCGTCGCGTAGGTCGTGATCGGCTGTAGATTCTGCTGAGTGACGCCCCAGGGATTAGTGCCCCATGGGAACGTGCCCCACAGTCCAGAGATATGCGGGACGATCTGCACGGATTCGGAATTTGGGTAGAAATCGGTCGAGAATGAAGCCGTGCAGTTCGTGAAGGAGACTTTTGCAAACTCGAAATTCCAGGTCGTGAATTTCTTTATGAACGCGGGGTAGCCGCAAGAGGTCGGCATGAAGGTGATCGTAGAATTGATCGCCGTGGTGTCACTTGCCGCTCCGGTGACAAACCCAGTCGTTGAATCGACATTTACCACGTTGGTCGCCACGTTGTTCGCGGTGACGAAACAGGTATAGGTGATCCCCCCGTTGACTTGGCTGAGTTGATCCCCGACGCTCACGTTGAGGGAACTGGCCAGCGTCATGGTCCCGGTCCCGATGCTGGAAATGGTAACGGCAATCACTTCGTCAGCGTAGTCCTGGTTCGTGAAAGTCTTTCTCTCGCGCAAGATGTAGCCTTGCGGGGTTGCGAGGTACATTCGGTCATCTGCGGTGTTGATGACGGCGGCAGTACATGGGATGTCCCAAGTGGTCCAGGCTTGCGTGATCCAGTTGTAACGGTACTGAATCGTCGAGTAGTTGTCCGTCGGCAGGGCTTGGCAGAAAAGGATATACGCATTGTCCGACTGATAGCCGAGCCCAAAAGAGAGAGAAGCGAAGTTCGGATACGAGTAGGAGGACAGGGCCAGGATATCCCCTTGGATATTCCGGCTCATGATCTCACATCCCGACTCATTGACGAGCATGACGCCCTGGGTCGTGAAGAAATAGCCCGAGTTGTTGAGAGCCGCGAGGGTTTCTGAACCGTTGATGAAGGCCGTCGTATCAAGGGCAGTCACTGTCAAGGTGCTAGGCGAGGTCCCGGTGACTTCAAAGACGCCTTCCTCTGGCTTGACGACGATGAGGGCAGTTCTGACCGGGATGAGCCTTTTGATCGGGAAATTTGGAGAGCCGACGGGCAAAAGGAAAGAGGGCGGGCAGGATTCCGGCTGGGCGATGACGGAGATAGCGAGTCCGTTCTGAACCGTGACGTTTGAGGAGGCGTAAGCCGTTCCAGAGGACGGGAGTGCAGGCGTCCAGCAAGTAGTCCGCGAGGAAACGACGGAGAAAAAGGCTTGAGAGAGGTTCTGCGCGAAAATCTGCATCTGGCCGGGGAGGTTTGAGTATCCAGAGACATACTGGATCGTGAAAAGCGTGTTGTTCGGGTCCTGGTTGATGACGGAGACAAGGTTTTGAGCCGTGGTCTGGATATTGACCGACGGAGTGCCGGAAGTGTAGACGGCGAAATGACGAGTCGAAGGGACATTGGACGAGCCTGCGGTGTAGACGTATGAAGTCGCTGAACCGCTGTCCGTGATCGTGATCGTGTCGCCGGATTGGATACCGGACGTAGCCCCTACCGCATCGAGCGTCAGGAATACGCTCTGCATCGTCGAGTAGTTGGCGTAGAAAGCCATCGAGGAGAAGTACGCCGCATCTTGGGCAAGAGGGGGTTGGTTAAAAGGATTCCCCACGTTCGGCTGTCCCGCGTCGGTGTAGAGGTCCGCGCCCAAGAGTGAATCGAGGACAGAATCGGCGTAGGAAATGTAGTGATTCGTCAGGTCGCCAGCCGCGACATTCAACTGCGCGACGAGTTGATAGTTATTCCCCGGCGGGACAGTCAGGCTCCCGGTGTTCGGGGTTCTGTAAATCTGATAAAACCATGGCAGAGCAGAATTTTGCTCCACGAATGGGGGGATACTGAATACCACGGTGGTATTTGCGTTGTTGGATGGCCCTGCGGTCTGCGTGTTGGACGCATAGGCGGCGTTTGACGGCGCACCGATGATCTGCAGATTCGATTCATCCGTATACCCCCAAACGATGGAGTAGGCACACTGACTCTGCGCGTTGAGGAAGCCCGAGGAAATCATAGACCCGACGGTGATGACGGTATCGAGGGCGGGCGGTGCCCCGGCTGGCATAGGGGGCGTCGAGTTGATCCCGCTAAGCTTGTACATCCCGTTGGAGGTGGTGAAGTAGGAATTTCCCCCGGCCAGCATCTGATGGAGTTTCCCGCCGACGGGCGGGAGCATGAGAAATCCGCTGCCGTAAGTAGTCCACGTTCCCGAGCCGTTGTCTTGAGCGAACTGCCCGCCGTTGAAAGAGGCGAACAGGACGTTTTCATAGCACCATAACTTAGTGATAAAGCCATTGGTGACGGCGAACTGCTGCGCCGAGTAAAAATCATTCCCCCGGCGAGTCGTGGCGTTGCCGATTTCGTTTGCGTTCACGTTGTTGGCGACGGAGGCAGAACCAGGGGGGGCTTGGGTGCCAAGATTATTGGCGTATGTGTAGAGGCCCTTGAAGTCAAGGACTCCGTAGTACATTACCGGGACCCAAGCCAGCGGCCTTCGCCGCCCCAATCTCTATTTTTGATGACCCTCGGCGAGCCCGTCACGCGAGGTCGAACCAAAGCCAAGGCATTCGCTTCGAACTTCTCGATCTTGGCCTTTGCGGAAGCGAGGAGTTGGCTTTGGTCGAGCCCTTCCGCGAGAGTCGCCACGGTCATTTCCGTGAGCAGAGGGAACCATTCATACGGAATCTGCGGGATGCAGGAGAGCATCGCGGGGCAAACCCATTGTCCCTTTGCAAGACCCATGGGGATGGTCGTAAACGTCACGTTGAAGCCGGAAATCAGCGTGATCGAAACGTCATCCGCTATCGACTGGAACGGGGGCAGGGGATTGATTACGTCAAACGTCGTCGCCGTGGTCCAGGCCGGATCGACGTAGGACAACGTGACGACATTCCCGGTTATCGCCGTGACCTGCCCGCAGTTCGTCGAGAGCGTCAAGCCGCCAGGTCTACGTTCGGTGATGAATCGGAGCTTGTAGGCGGTGTAGCTCTGGATCATCGTGTTGTACAGGTTTATTTCATTTGCGGTCGTGTACATCCCGAAGGCCCAAATCGCCGGGACGTAGGTAAACGGAAACTGAACCTTGATGTACTCGCGCATCAAGTTATTCAAGGCGACTTCGTTCCCGTTTGAATCGACCAAGACGACATCGCGGACGGCGTTGCCGATGGCCCGCGTCGGCATCGTGTAGGAGGACTGTCCTTGGACGATGGTAACGTCAACGTTGTATACGAAGTACTCTTGCTGACAACGTTTTAGAAGTGGAATGACGCCTGCCGACAATTCCCCATCCATGAGCGTAACAACGTCAGCCGGGGCATATGTGTTCTGGCTGGACGGGTTCAAGCATTTTAGACTCACCTGGCTTGCCAAGTAGTCTACGAGGCAGTTTCCCGCGAACGATGCCATGCGGCCCCCTTACGCTTTGAGCAGCTTGCGAAGTATGTCCGCGTCCTCGGAGCTCAGTTCCTGTCCTTCCTCGCCCTTGTCGTCTAGACTCGGCTTGTCCTCTTTGGCCCCGTCGAGAGTCGGCATACCGAGCTTGTGAATCTCGATAGAAACAGCAGGCTTATCGCCCGAGAGAGCATCCCCCGCTTCGCTGTCGTGCTGAGTGCAAGTAAGCGGGTCGGGACATTCGTCCATGGAGTGAGACATGGCCGAGGACCCCTCAACGTCGTCGAGGTCGTCAGCCATCCGAGCCAAGGCTTTATCGAACATTGATGCGCGGTCCATGATTCCCCCTTACTTGCCCATCGAGAAAACAGCGGCGGTTCCTTCGGTTCCGGCGACGGACGCGCCCCAGGCGTGAGTAATCGTCAGGGCCGTGGAACTGATCGCCAGGGCCAAGCCGTTGCCGATGGTGCCAGGAATCGCCGCCGTCAGCGTCAGGACTCCGGCCACGTTCTTGGCCGTGCAAATCCCCGCCCAAGACGAGCCTGCGGCATTGACCAGGGCCGTGACCTGATTCATAAGGGCCGTGACCGAGCCGCCGATATTGATCTGGTTCCCGGTAGCCCCCGAGGTTTCCATGGTGATGACGACGCCCGCGATAGTCAGCGTGTCGCCGTTGGTCCCGGTCCCGGTCGCCGTGACCGTGGCCTGAGCCGCGACGGGGTTCCATGCCAGCGAGAGGTTGGAACTGGCCGCGCCCTGAGCGCATCGCCCAAGGTGATCTTCCGCCTTACGGAGGACTAGGGCCGCGTCCGACTGGCTAAGTCCAACGGGCGAGACTCCGTTCGTGTCGTCTGAAATAACCCAGCGGTTGATGCTGCTCATTTGTTTGACTCCTGATTAAAAAAGTGCCGGATGAAACCCGAAGGGAGATGCAACGGTAAGACTCCCCGGCCCCGATGGCGAAACATCGGAATCTTGGTCATTTGCTTAGTTGGTGATGCTCTTCACCAGCACCGACTTGGCCGGGCTCATGTTGATCAGGCCGAAGTCCGAGAACAGCCGGATTTCATACGACGCCTGAGTCGGGCTCTGGAAGAAGATATCCCCATCGATGCCCGGAAGCGTCGGGCTGATGTGGTCCAGAGGTCCGACCTTCATGAGGTCCGACGGCGGGACGAGGAAAGCCTCGCCCTGGTGGACGAACATGTGAGGCACAACCTCGATCTTTCCGTTCGGTCCCCAATACGTCAGGGCTTCCGAGCCGTTCTCGTTCTTCTTGGACGAGTAGGACGAGTCGTACCGTCGCGCACCCGCCTGCTCGTTCACGAGGTCCGCGAACGTCGCCGGGGAGACGAGGGACAGGAGGCTCTCATCGAGTCCGCGAGAGACGGCCAAAGCCGCCGCCAGCTGCAACTTGCTGAAAGTCAACTGCGTGGAAGCGCAATCGAACGTGTTGCTCTGCCACAGGGAGTACGACGCCGCGCTGATCCCGAACAGCGTCCCGGTGTTCGCCAGGATTCCCTTGATGCCGACCATGTTGTTGCCGTAGGCACCGTACCAGTAGTAGTCCACGTTCGTGCCGTTCGTGGCGACGAGCGCGGTGATGTCCGAGCTGTTGCCGGAGACGGTGACGACGCCGCCGACCGTGCTGGACGCCGGAACCACGTTCACGGAGACGATCTGCAACGCCGCGTTCGTGTTGATCTGACCGACTCCGGTTTCGTAAGCGTCGAGCTTGGCGTTCTCGAAGCCGGACAGGAGGGCGGGAGCCCAAGTTCCATATGAGACGGTAATCGCCGCGTTGGCCGAGGAAGTCACGACCGCCGAGGACTGGAAGATCGCCACGTTGTTGCCGTAGGTGATCCCGCCGTTGCCGTACAGGAGGTCGATTTCCGCGAACTTCGCGTGAGCCTTGAACAGCGTCTTGAGGACGAGCCCGACGGTCGCCTCGAACGCCGCGTCAGACCCAGCCGCACGAGCCGCCGAGTCGTAGGACAGCACATCGCGCATCGTGATGGCCGAGCCGGTCACGGTCGCGTTGCCCATCTGCATCCCGATGACCGCGTTCAGCGTGGGGCCGTTCAGGCCCCAAGTCGCGGACGACGGGAGAGACAAGAGAACGGGCTGGTTGAACTGCAAACCCTCTCGGCCTTTCTTGTCAACGAACTTGATGCGGTCGTTGCGGTAGAGAATGTCAGACTCGGGCACCAGGTCCTGGATCTTGCTGCCGTAGGTGTTCTTAAAATTTCCATTAAGGCTTCCCGTCACCGACTCTATCGAAGTTGCGGCCATATGAGTGTACCGTCCTTGTCAAGAATTTACCGCCGTAGCGGTTTACATTCCCAGCAAGACACTCAAGTAGGCGTACCATTATCGTGTCCGTTATCGTTGGCTTTGGTATCGCGTAGAATCGCGGCCAACGATCTCCGTAAAATCGTTTTACAGTTCCATCGTCCGATAGCCGTGCTTGTTGCGCCCGTACTTTTCCTCAAGCACCTCGGTTATCTTCTTGCGCGGCTCGCCTTCCACTTCCTTCGTCTCGGTCTTGGCCTTGCCTTTCTGCTTGGCCTGGATTCGAGCGACGAGGGCCTTACTGATCTTGAGGGCGCGGGCTTCACCGACCAAAGCGATAAGCTCCTCGGGGTCAACGATGGCGTCGAGCATGGTCTGCTGATGGAGGATGTGATCCTTCTTGACCAGCCCCAGGGCCTTTGTCACGGTTTCAGCCGTGATCGGAGCCCCCTGCTTGTTCATCACGCGGAGCTTCTCGACGACCGCACGGATGGAGCCCTCCGTCTGCGGGAAGGTCTTGTCAGCGAGGACTTGCTTCGTCACTTCGGCACGGACGGCTTGGTAGACCTGATTGACCTGCGCCTGCTGCTGGGCCGTCATGTCTTTCTGCTTGCGGTCCTCTTCGGCTTTCTTCAGCCGCTCGTAATCGGAGAGCTTCTTGTCCCGCTCGATTTCCTCGGGAGTCAGTTTCGCTTTCTGGACGACGTTCTGATAGACCCACTGGCTCATGGTTTCCTTCAGTTCGTCGTCGATGACATCGGAGGCCATGAGGGCCTTAAAGACTTCCTTGGGCGAGTTGCCGAGCGACGGGTCTTTGAGAAGTCCAAGGAGGCCCTGCGGGGTCTTGAGGGCGTTGATGATGCCCTGGCTGGACTTGGCCAGAACGTCCATGCTCTTGAGCTTGCCGTCCGCAAACAGCCCTTTCTGCACGGCGGTCTTTACCTGCGCGGCGGTCAGCTTGACCGTCTTTCCATTAACGACGAAATCCTGCGTGGGCTCCGCGTTCGCGGCGGCTCCCGCAACGGCAGGCGCGGCCTTGGGGTCAGCCGTTTGTCCGGTAGGTGCTGCTTGCGTAGCTTCTAGTGCCATTTTGTGTTCTCCCTTATTATAGAACGGACGTTCGATTAAAGCAATAGTTCAGAATCCGTATGAGGCCGCGAACATCCATCGCGGAACTAAAACGAGAGGCCTGTCTGCCGAGTTCTGCTCAATGCGGGCAGCGTAGAGGTTGACGGGGCCTTTGCCTGGGGCGATGGCAGCACCGAGCCCGCTAACGCTTCCATTGCTGGATTGCAATAGAGCGGTAGAGGCCCACTGACGAACGGTGTCAAGCAAGTTGAGGCCGCAACCGATGACGCCAGCCTTCGCGCTTGAGTTCCAAGCCCCGCCGATGGAGCAGGCCCAGGACTCGCGGGGTAGTATTGGCTTGATCCAGTCTGGCTCATGCGATGCCACGGAAGGGAGGTCCCAAAAAGACCCCGCAGAAAGCGGATGATAGGCGACGGCGACGGAAGTAACCGCCGCGTCCGCGCTCAGCTTGTCAGTCGTGAAGGTCATGCCGCCAGTCATATAAACAGGATTCCCCTTCGTCCAAAGACCCTGGACATACGGTACGGCGAACGACGGCGCGGCCAACAGCATCAAGACGAGGACTTGTTTCATACGCCTCCTTTCCAAATCGCGACGGCGAGGATGCGGGTGGTCATCTTGACGGGACCTCGCGGCATCCGAATTGAGAGACAGAACTGTTTGCCCCGCCTTCTCCAAGCGTGACCGTTCCGCCATTGGCGGCGATCACAAAATAGAAGGTGTGCGAAACTCCCGCTGTTACCTGGAACTCTCTGTTGAAACTCATATTAAAATCGCTTCCAGCATCGGGGGCGTCATCAGCGATGAATCCGTGTGCTACCGTCGTTCCTGCTGGCGGCCCCCCATCCACTCCGGCGCTCATAAATACTCTTTGGTTGAGTAGGCTGTCTTGGATATCGCCTGCGAACCAGCAGGCAACCGTCGTACCTTGTACGACGAAACTCCCGGTTGACCCCGTGACGGCCAGCAGTAACGAACTCTGCGTCGTCGTATAGCCGAGGTTGTACGCGAAATTGATCGTGAACCCCGTCGAGATATGGACCGCGCCCGTGAACGTATTGCTACCAGTCCATGTCGTCGTCGAGTTGGCCGCGACGCCGCTCAGATGCGACCCATCCCCGAAGAACGCGCTGGCCGTAATGCTGGACGAGGCGAGGATGCCGCCCGCGCTCGTGTTCGTCATGCTGGACGTAGCGGTGTACGGGTTGCTAATCGTCGTCAGGCCCGACAGAACCTTGATGTTCGCCTGGGTCGCGGCGGCGGTCGTCGCGTTCGACCCCGAAGAGGTCACGTCGCCCGTCAGGTTGGCGTTCGTCGTGACGTGCCCGGCCGTAAGGGCGGCGGCGGTTCCGGTCAAGTTTGTGCCAGCTCCGATAAACAGGGCCGCATTTACGGTGCTCGTCACGACGGCCCCGGTCGCCCCGGTCACGGTGAGCGACGAGATCGAGATCGCCGTCTGCGGGTTGATCTGGTTGCCATTGATGAGGACGCCCGCCGCGTTGGCCGATGCCGTCAGGAAAAGAGCGAGGATGATTTTCATTTTGTCCTCTAGTATGTGGTCCAACGGACGGAAATTCTGTCTCCGACGTTCAGGTTCCCGGTGAACGTGAAGCTCGTCGTGCTTGTCTCGGTATAGTCCGAGGTCACATCCTGACAGAGGCCGTTGACGAACACGTTGAGGTTGACGCCGTTGGCAACGTAGGTGCCGACCATGTTGACGACGGTGAGGCTTCCGGTGTAGTTGTTCAGGGCCGTTCCCGCGATGTAGACTTCCCGATTCCCCGTCACCGAGCCGGGGAGGTCCGAGGCGATGAGCAGAGTATTCCCGTTGAACTTAAGGCGCGAACTGGCGACGGTCAAAGCGAGGTTTGACGCTCCCCAGGCTATCTCATCGGTCAGGGCCAAGCGGATGACGCCAGCGGTCGCGGGGGAGGCAGTAACCGAGGTCAGGTAGGCCGCGAGGATGCCATAGGTAGCCCCGAAATTCACGTTCGCGGACAGCGTGAAGGTTCCCCCGGTCGTCTGTAGCGTTCCAGCGGCTATCGCCACAAGGTAAGACGAGAGGTTGCCTGCGCCTTGCGCCCAGCCCGAGTCGTTATAGGCAGGGACCGAGTATGACGCGCCGTTGAACGTTATTGCGGTAGCGATAACACTACCCCCTTAAAACCGACCGATGCCGTCTTGTTTTACCGTGACCGGAACCTGCAAGAATAACCCGCCCTGAGTCGGGGAAACCACGTTGAGCCGCAGCCATCGGAAATTGAACACTCCGAAGTCAAACAGTCCGTCAGCGTTCCCGCTCGTGTACGACCCCACGGTGACTGTCCCGGTCGTGAGAGTCGTCGCCCAATTAACGTTATCGTTTGACGCCTGCCAGGTGAAAGTCGGCGTTCCGGTGATGGCCGGGACTGAGAACGCCGGGGCGTCAGCGACAAGCTGGGTCGTCGTAGACGTAAAGACAAGCGGCTGGATTGCGACGGCTCTTGCCGAGGTCGTAGCGAGTTCGACGCGGTTCGCCCCAAGCGGGATGGCGTAGTAGGTCGTCTGATCCGTCAGCCCGCCGATGGACGCGCTATTGGCGGTGTAGAGCAGGGGAAGGCCGAGCGTGTAGCCATGTCCGGTGATGCTGATAGCCGAGCCATTGAGCGCGAAGGAAGGAGTAACCCCGCCCGTCATCGCCCCGGCAGAGACGGTCATCGCCGCAGGGGTCGAGGAAACCACGGAGTAGTTGAAGGAAGCCCCGTTGATGGTCGAGGTCGCGTACACGACGGCCCCCGAAGCCGAAGCCGTAAGGCCAAGCCCCGCGCCCTGGATCGCCGCCGCGAGAGCCGTAGCCGTGGCGTTGTTGCTCGTGATCGTGGCGAAGCTCGTACCGCCTTTCAGGACAAGCGTTCCAATCGTCAGGGTTTTCCCGGTGATGGCCGAGAAGCTCGAAATGGTGATGCTCCCGGTCGATTGCGCCCCGTCAGTGAAGGTCGAGGCTGAGAACGTGGTCGAACCGTAGAGAACCTGCGCCGATACCTTGGAGGCGTCGTACTTGGACAGGTCCATGACGTAGGTGTTGTTGTAGGACAGGCCAGCCTCATTGACGAGAAGGCCGTTGTAGGAGTTATCCCCAGCGGGTATAACCTGTGAAAAAGCGGTCGAAGCCAGGGTCAGGAGGAGAAGCGTCAGTATCTTGGTCATAGGGCCTCGGTTATTGCGGCATGGCTACGGGAGATTTCGGCAAAGCGACTTGCCCGCCAGGGACAGGAACAGCCCCCGGCTTAGGCATGGGCGGCTTGGGTCCGATAGGCGGTCTGGCGGGAATCGTGGGCGGCTTTGGAGGCGTCCCAGGAGGTCCAGCTGGTGGCGGTGCGGCCATCTTCGGCAAGACGATAGCGTCAGGCGTCCCAGGAGGCAGGCTTGGCTGATTACCAATCGTCGCCAGGATGGGATTCATCGGGCCGTGCTGAGCGTTCCCGGCCAGGAAGTCCAAATGACTCTGAATGTGCTTCGTGACCGTCTGGATAAGCTGCGGATTCCTGCGGGCTTCAACGGAGGCTAGAAGCGTCTTATGCTCCGCGATGTGGTCGGTATGCGTATCGAACACGATGGCGTCGGGAATCGGCCCCTGGCCCATGGCGTCGTTTTCATCCTTGATGAGGCTGATTTCCATGTCGTAGGACTCAAGGAGAGGGTCGAGGGTTCCAGTCTCAATCACCATCATGTAATCCTGGCGATTCTTGATGAAGCCGCCCTGTAGCAGGCTGTCCGCGATTTGAAGGCGTCCAGAGGTCGTCTGCGCCAGAGGATTGCCGGTCTTGACCGTCACCTTGTCGATCATCGACAAGTCCGAGCCTTGGAAAGATTTTGAGTAAGGCTTCCCCGACATTCCAAGCATCCGGCCTTGGCGCGGCACGACGGAGCGCTTCGCCAGCATCTTAATTATGGCTGTCCCGACTCGCTCCGCTATGGATTGGTACGCCTTACCCAAATCTGAGTTGAACTGTATCGACTGAGTTGACATCAGAGCGAGGGCCGCGCCGGACTGTGCCCCTTTGAGAACCAAGTCAGGGTTGCCCCGCGTCACCTCATTGATGCCCATGAGCGTCCCGGCTGTCTGCGTCAGGGTGTTGATGTACTCGTATGTTTCGGGGGCACTCTTGGTCAACTGCAAGGCTTCGATCTTGTAATTCGGACCCTTTGAGGCGTCATAACCGATGTACGTAAGGCCAATTCCAAGCTGAGCCTCTGTCACGTTCGAATCGTTCGGGCCGATGATGTGCTGTAGGCCGAAGGTCACGTTATTGGTTAGGACCGTGGAATGGAGCCGGGAAATGGCGTTGCAAATCGGCAGGGCGTCCCATGAGTCGGTATAGCCCCACGGCGATCCGGCCAGGTCCTCGGAGGCCATCCGGTGAACGGGTATGCCGTCGTACTCCTCGGGCAGCGGCCCGTCACTCAGTACCAGGCGGTCAGAGACGTAGACGAGCATCCGGCCTTGCGGGACGGCGATAGTCCGGTCATGGAACAGCGTCCACTTCCAAATGATGTCCGAGAGAGGCGAGTAGCAGGGATAAATCTGGCGGTCTTTGTAGATCGCGTCCATCGAGTCGGCCATGATGTCCTTCTCGAACTGTGGATACTGGACGGCCAAATCAACCTTGTTGCACTCCTCTTTGAGGATGTACCACTGGTCTTTCTTGGAGTTGGACCTGTAGACGTCCCGCACAACGTCCAGAGGGTCATGGACGGAGAGAACAACGTCTCCCTCTGGCACCAGGCTATCCGTCTCGGTGTCCATGGCCACGGGCTTGCCCTTCGTCTCATCCCACAGAGCCGAGAGGTAGCCTTCCGCGAACAGCTGAGAGAACAGAGTCGTTTGACGGAGGTTTCCGTCCAGGTCGATGTCCGGGCGTTCGGTGTAGAGGTTCAGGAGGCCCTTAGCAAGCCTGACTTGCTCCATCGCGGAGTGCGAACCGTCAATCGCCTGCGGGTCGTAGGCAATCTTCTGCTGGCAGGCCATCGTCACCCGATGTTTAATCAGGTTGTGGTAGTTGTTGATCGTGATGCCGACCTGCTCACCCTGAGAACCTTTGCGGTAAAGCTGGCCACGGACCAGGAAGGATTCGTAGTAGTCGTAGAACGAGGTCCGGTAGAGAGAGATTCTCCCCGACCGCAAGGCGTCCGTATAGAAGTTGTCGGCAATCTCTATGCAGCGTTGGGCGCACTCCGACGACGGCAGGCGGGCGAAGTAATCGTCGATGCTCTGCGTTGGACTCTTTGACCCGACGAGAGGCATTAGTCAAACCTCCCGGTCGCCACGAAGTCAGCCCTGCGCTTGTCAGCGACGACGGCGGGCTGGCTGGCCTTGGTCAGGGCTTCTTTGAGGGCCTTTACCGACTCCTCAAGCGCGGCTATGCGTGCCGTCGCAAGCATGAAGTCGGCATTGAATCCAGACGCATCATTGCCGATCCGGTTGAGCCTGTCAGCGATGCGGCCATAGTCCTCAAGCGTAACGGTCACCTTGGCCGGGAATCTGGCGTCGAGCCAAGCCGCGAACCGGACCAGGAGCTTAATCACGGGGCATCCGGTTAAGCCTGGACCGCAGAGCGTCCCTCACGCAATCCCCGCAAGAGGCCATGTCAGTCCCCTCTTTCAGCACCTTGCGGACAGGCTTCTTGAGCGTCCGTCCGTGATCGTCCTCGGTGATGACCTGGGAGACGGTGAACAGCCCACGGAATGAGCCCTTGACGTAGCGGTCGATCTGGAAGTAGGCCCACGGCTCCGCGACGTTCGGCTCCGGTACAAAATCCTTCGCTTGCTTCTGGCGCAGGATGGCGTCAGCCTCTCGGATGATGTCCATCTCCTGCTGTGTCTTGAACTTTGGGCCAGCCATTACGCCGCCTGTCCGACCGTATCGGACTTGACCGGGACATCCTTGGACAGAGGACGCTCGAAAGAAACGTCCTTCGTGAACGCCGCTTCGTACTGCTCGGTCGATATCTTGTGCTGGACGTTCAGGAAGTCCAGGAGAGTGGCGATGTGGATGCACTCGTGCCCCTTGAACGTCCCGGCCGCTACAGCCGTGCGCCAGTTGTGGGCCGCTTTGATGTTGTTCTCCATCTGGCCGCGAGTCAGCGTCAGTTCAGCGGCTGGGTTCGCGTTTCCTAATCGTTCGGCCATAGCTCCGATGCCTTCCTTGCTCATTTTGTTCTCCGTTTGATTTCCGACTTCGGGGATTTCGCGCTCTTGACCTTGACGGTCAGGTGCTTCCCCTTCACGTTGTTCGCCCAATGCTTCGAGTGGTTCTGCGAGGTCTGCAAGTCGGTCCATTCCATCGGCAAAAAGAATTTCGCTTCGTAGATCGCGCCGGACTTGAAATGCGATACGAGCGTGAGATTGTTTTGATCGTACTCGAAGGCGGCGATGAAGCTGGACATGGCGGGCATCGTCACGATCCCCGGCGTTGCGGCGGGTGCGACTGGGGAGTTAATGCTGGCCATCGTACACCCGTTCGCGCGAACATTTGTTCGACTGGCAGCTTAAAAAAAAGGTCATCCGACTTGCCCCTTCGCGAAAGACTCGCGGGCAGAATCGCGCTGAGTCTTGACCTGGAATATCTTGGAGAGGACTTCATGCCCCGTCATCGGATCGCTGGCGTTCATCGGCACACCGGAGTGCGTGGCCCACGTTTTGCCGAAGAACTTTGGGATAGGATTTGTCCCAGTGTCCACGTTCCTGACAAGGTAGACGAGGGACATGAGGGCGTCAAAATGTCCGTAGACTTTTGATCGGGCAAGCTCTCGTTTGTGTTTGTCCCAGACTCCATTGCGCAGGCATCCTATCAACTCAACGCATTTGCTGTCAACAATTATTCTTCCATCCTTCACAAATTCTCTACATAGGTTAATCATCGCGGGCAGTTCGTCTTTGCGCGTGCCGAAGAAATCCATGCCATGCTTTGAGTTGAGGTCTTGGACGAGCAGCGGGTTATTGTTGTCGGCCACTCGGCGGTAGACCTTCTCATGGGTTTGCAGGGAACGCCACTTCTCATGATCGCGGTCGTGGATCAACTGATAGCCCAAGGCGCGCTCAGTCTCTTTGATCTTCGCCGCGATGTTGTCAGTCAGAACTTCCGCGTCCTTCATGGTGAACTCGGATTCGATTATGAGCTTCGCCCGCTTGAAGTCGTAGTAGCCGAAGATCGCCGCCGTCTTGTCCCTCACGCCCAAATCCATCGAGACGTATTTCTGGTAATACGGGAAGAACTCGTCGCGCTCGATAGTCTGAATGTAGGAATCGTCCCACTCGGGGATGACGGTCTTGGTCGGGTCCTTTACCCAGAGGGCCATGTACTCCCGTTGCCATGCCACCTTGTCCGACGTTTCCCTCTCCCAAGTCTCGATGCGGGCCAGCGGGAAGTCCAGGGGGTCGTAGCGGTGCGCGTCCAGGATCGTGAAGCGGAAGTACCATCCCTCGCGCTCTGCCGCCTGCTTGATGGCGTGTAGCGGGTGATCCTCTGTGTCTGCCGGGGTCGAGCTTATCAAGAGCCGCCCCATGGTCGAGAACAGCGACGGGATGATAACCGAATCGACTAGGTTGTCCAGGTCGTCAACGTCGCGCCCCTCGTCCACGAACACACGCCGGAAGGCATTGCCACGGCGAACGCGGTGCTGCTGATTGTTGCTCCCGCGAAACATGATCTTGGAACCGTTGGGGAAGGTCAGAGTCAAGGTCGCGTCAAGCGTTGGCCTCAAGTCGTCAGGGCAGTCGCTGAACGTCTGCGAGATGATCGGAAGGACGTAATCCCTTAGACCTTCCTTGACCGGGGCGAAGAACGCCGACACGCTGCCGGGGTTCTTGATGCAGTCCTCGGACAGCCACACAAGCCCATAAGTTGACTTCCCGAAACGCCTGGTACATTCCAGGTAGAACTTTAGGAACTTCTCATGCGCGGCGGCGACGGCTAGGCGGGCTTTCTTCTGGCCATTCCTAAGTCGGTAGCTCAGTTCGCCATGCTTCCAGGCGAAGCGAACCGTCTCAGGCTTTAGGCTCAAGCGGGCTCGATAGCGCGGCAAGCTCGTCCATCATGGCCTTGGCGTTCTCTACCGAGTCGCTAGGCAGTTCAGGAGTCAACGGCTTGCCGTCGGGTTGCTTGCCTTCGATGTAGCTCAAGAGGGTCTTTGCGGCGTCAAGGCGGGTGTCATCGTCCTCGGAGCCAAGGGCAAGTTCGATGATGACATCGACCGGATGGAAGTCCTTCGAGTCGCAACGCTGATAGACCCTTTCCAGGGCAATCGTTTTGCGATTCTTGCTCCCGGCCTTTCGTCCGCCTTCCCCTGGCTTGAATGGCATATTGATTTTACCTAGCTGGACCTAAATATCCATGCTATGAGGAATGGGAGTAGCCCGCGTCCATCGTGCGGCGAAGCTCCCGCTGATGATACGATCCGGCCCATGCGGTCTGCGATCTGTTGCAGTAATACCGACCGTTCGGGGCGCGGCCTTTCGTGTCCGCGATGTACATAACGTCCCGCAGTTTCTCCGGTCGAAAGAGCCAATGCTTGCCGAGAGGCTTGCCGCAGCCGTCGCAAATAAACAAATGAAAAGGGCTCGGGCGTGTCAAGGAATCTTGACGGACTAAGGGCATGGCGGTAGTTTAGTACACACGTTCGATTCTGTCAAGGCTTCTCCTTGCGTCGTGGCTTGCGGGAGGCGCGGCGGTGATGGCAGACCCCTGTTGCGCTGGCCCGAAATACTGCTGAACTTCGCGCCCGCAGTTGTGGCAGATGAACGCGCCTTCCGGGTTTATCGCCATGCAGTTACATAGCCAACTCACGGCTTACCTCCCTGCGCGGCGGGATCGTGATTAGGGCATCCCGCGATATACGCTCCCGGCCTGTCGGACAAGTCGGCCTCGTTCTCGCACTCGCACGGCTTGCTCTCGACGGGGGCTGGCGAGGGTGGGGACGCGAGGGCGGTTTGTTCCAGCCTGCGGTTGTACGAATTTATTTTATCCAAGCAACAAGCGCACACCCCTTCGATGTGACACCCCCTAGCCAAATCCCGCTCCACTTTCAGCCAATCCCCCCACTCCCCCATCCGCTTGCGAAGCTCGGCCAGCGAGGCTTCCGCTCCACGGCGTTGGGACTTCTCCCATTCGAGAGAGGCGGTAACGGATGCCAGCGAGGCGGTCAGGGCGGCGACCTGGGACTGACGGAGCGATTCAAGGGCGCGATACGCCGCCGCGAGCCGCTTTTCAAGCGCGGTGTTTTTCGTATCGTTTTCAGCCGCAAGCAAGTCTTCGTCGATTTCTTCCATCATATTTTAACCTCGCGAATCAGAGTCATAAGTCGGTTGATTTCCTTCTCCGCCTCTTCGAGCCGCACCATCGCGGCGCGGTAAGACGTGGCGAGGACCTTGAGGGCTTCAAGGTGGTCCATACAGTTGGCGCGGAGCGGAACCCAGTCCCGTTCCTCCCACACCTTAACGATCTCCATCGCCTCCTTCGTCCCAGGGTCTGAGGGTTGCCAGTTCTTGAAGGCGGCAAGCTCTGATTGGAGAGCCGCCATATTCTTAACTGCGGCCTCGTTCTCCGCTTTGAGGGCGGCGGTGGAGGCGCGGAGGCATGACGGGCACCATCCTTCCGGCGCAATGTTCAGGCTGGACTTATCGTGTTCGCGGCATTGTTCCATGCTCATATTTTATTCCTCTCGCCCGCTCGGATGGCGGCGTCGATGGCTTGGCGTAGCGTGATGCCTTCTTCGGCTTCTCCATTCGGTCCAACCGGATATACAACGAAATGATCGGTCGAGGTGGACGTTATCATCGCCACAGCTTTGCTAAGAAAATCCATCCTCATCTTGTCGGTGATCTTCATTTATTCCTCTCGCCCGCTGCGCGGGGGTGGGGCGGGATGGTCAGTGTTTATTCCCGCCATTTCTTCAAGAATCATTCGCCTGGTTTCGAGCCAGCCAAGCAATTCGCTGATACGATTCCCGGTGTGCGTGTGCCTCTTGACGTGATCGTAGGCCATATTGAACCCGGACAGAATCATCCGGGCCGACTTCTGCTCCCGCGTTACTCTCACGCCCCCTTCCCCCTGGTCGTAGAGCGGAGGGCGGCGGCGTGTTCTTTTTCGATGGCCATAAAAACAGCCGTGATGATGTCGGGGCCTACCCATTTGCGAGGGAACCAATGGCCGCGCTTTTCCAGGCCCTCTTTCAATTCTAGGCACAGGGAATACCTCGATGGGTGAACGCCCATAATTAGTTCTGTCCTCGCCTCCAATTCCTGAGACTGGCGGCGGAGTTCGGAGGAGTCCCAGGCGGCGATAAGCCGCGTCATGTCCTCGACGCTATTCCCGCCGCCCTGGTTGAACGTCTCCCAGTTTTCTTCGACGTATTCTTGCGGCGTCATCGGTCCACACCCTGCTTCTGTGCGGGTTGAGCGGCGCGGCTATTCCAAGTCGTTATTGCTTCCAAGCGTGTCACTTTACGCGGACCCTCTGCGTAACAAAAAAGATTCGTACACTCAACAAACTTCCTCGGGTCCTCACATCCTCCAGAAGTGAGTCGGGGGATCGAACCACAGAACGGGCACGGCTTCAGTTCTTCGCTCACGGTTTCTCCGGTGCGGGTTGAGCGGCGGGGGCCCAGCGCACGGTCCCGTCGGGCATGAGATAGATGACTCGCGGCCATCCCATCCATTGCTCGACGAATACGCGCTTCGCTCCTTTGGGGCATCCGAAGAATCCGCATCCACTCAGCAACGCGACGAATACGATTGGAATTATTTTCACGGTTTCTCCGGTGCGGGTTGGGTGAGGGCGGCGAGACGTTCGTATTTCTGTTCCGTCGTGTGGCCGTCCCATACGCGCCCGCAGATGCGGAACAGATGCGCGAAGTTCGGAAGCTCTGAGTCGTGGATATGCCAAGTCACCTGACCCGTCGGGAGGTTGATAAAGACGATCCATCGCCAATCGTCCTCCCAGGTCTTGTCGCTGTCCTCGTGCCTTTCAAGGCTGGCCGGGAATAGCTTGGAGAGGGCGGAGACGAGTTTATTGCGCTCAGAATATGCCCCATCTTTAGCCTCCCGCGCTCTCTCCAATTCCTGAGACTGGCGGCGGAGTTCGGCTATGAGATAATTGAAGTCCCTCCGGTCAGCGGCCTGGGCGTCCGCGATGGCCTTCTCGGTTTCCGGTTTATACCGTTGCCCAAGCGCGTTCGTCGGCAAATCTTCCAGGGCAAAATCGAGCCAATCGGCGGCGAGGTCGCACCTGTTTATTCTGTCCTGTATTCGCTTCAACGCCACTTTGATTCCTTCGCTCATGGCTTCACCTTGAACGCCGACCTTAAGACAGCCTCTATCTCGCTTTTGACCGTGCTGTTTCGTTTGGCAGCGAAACGACGGATCACGTTGAGAAGGGCTATCTCTATCCGAATGAAGGTTGAGGAACGGCGGGAGTCTTTTTCTTTTTGGGTTAGAGCGGTCATGCGGGCCTCAGTTCAGACTTGTCGCACATGGAAATATATCCGTCCGAGAACTCCACGAAAAAGAATCCATCGGCCTCGTCCTGAATCTCTCCGACTTCCCCGCGCTTCACAATGCGCCCGTCGCGCTCCAACGGATTCGGATAAATGTTTTTCTTCGCCGCGACTCGGCAAACTTCCAACTCGATAAGCCCGATTATGTTTCCCATACCCTCAGTATAGCAGTAGTGGTTATCCGCTGTCAAGGGTCCTCGCGCCCTTTCTTTCACCGCACCTTTACATCGGGACCGCGCCGTCACGCCACTCTCCCGCCGCAATTTTCTTTTCGTATTCAATTGCCATGTCGAGAGCTTCGCGGGTGCTGATTTGTTTTCTCCCGGCGTTCGCTTGGAGCCAGTCAACCGCCTCATTCCCCAGGATCGTCCGATGCCGCGAACCGTAGACCGGACTCCCTCTCTTGCGGGCGAAGTATTCCCCACCGTTGCAAGAATGGCACGATCCGAGAATGTTCCTGGCATCATACTTCAAGGCGTTCCCTAGGGCTTGGGGGGTAACGTGATACCAGACCTCGATAGGCCCATTCCCGCCGCAAACAATCCCAATCTCGCACACTCCCCCCCGATGCTTGGCCCGGAGCAGCACAAACGTCTTACAGGCCGCTTCCAGGCGGTTAAAGGCCATACGGCGGGGTAGCACCTTCCGGCGCGTCCTGGGGCGTCCCAGGCCCTGTTTTGAAGCGATTAGAGGCTCTTTGCCAATCGCGGCGGCAATACCCGCGTTCTCAGCCACCTTTTCTACCCTACGGGCCTTGCGGGCGCGGGAACGGGCTAAGTCGGTTTTCACTTTCGTCCCTTTGAAACAATCGCCCCGCATCGAGAGCAATAAAACTCCCCGGCATAACCAGGAGCCTCGGACCCGTCAAGAAATTCCATCCATCCGAAAGAAAACTCTGTTTTGTGGAAGTCTAGGCCGCAAAGAAGATTCGCCAAAAATCCACGCGCAAAAGGACCCTTGCTCATGTTATCTCCTGGGGAGGGACTTGACGGAGGCTTTGAAGTAGGGGTAATGGGTCATATCATCCTCGGTTGATCACTTTCGGCGCGGAGTCGGTCTTTCGTCAAATCAATGTACTTCTCGTCCATCTCAATTCCGACATACGACCGCCCCATTTTCTCAGCCGCGACAAGCGTAGTCCCAGAGCCGCAAAATGGATCTAAAACAGTCTCGCCTTCGTTTGAAAACAGGTGCATCCACTTCACGATTAAATCTAGCGGCTTTTGAGTAGGATGGTCACCGGATACCTTTGGCACATTCCAGACCGCATGGGAGCCGCCGCCGTTCCATTTCTTCACTCCCGGCCTATGGAGAATCGCTACAGCCTCCCATCCCGTCGCGGGACGGTCCCCGGTATACTGGGGCATCCCGTTCGGCTTAATCCATACCCCGGCGCGGATAAAGATATCAGGGCATTTCTTCTCAATCTCCGCGCAATGCCGCCAATCGCAAGTCATGACAACCCACCGCTTAGAAAGGACGCAAAGACGCCGCGCCAGGTCCACCATGTACTCAGGCGTAACGCTGGCGAACGTAATCAGCTTTTCGTTGCCCCCCCCGGTCCTCGCGCCAGCATGGGTCTTTTCTCCATACGGCGGGTCAGTGATAACAACGTCCACGCAAGAATCAGGCCAAGACCGCATAACCTCCACGCAATCCCCCTGATAAATCTTGTTCAGTTCCGGCGTCATAGTCCTCCAAATCTGTCCGGTCCTTGTCCCCAAGGTTCCCCCCGGACGGGGTTCACGCCAGCCCGATGAAGGTTTAAACTGGCGTCATTCCTTTGGGCTGGTTCCCCGAAGGTGAACTGTCCGCTAGATTTACTCCCCCTGTCGCTCAAAATTGGCCGATGAAGCGTCCCCGCTTCTTGCCGTCGGCCCGGCACACCCGATCCTGATGAAGGGAAGGCGGGTTAGGTTATTCCCTGTCGCTTTAGGCGATGAGAAATTCACGAGTGACGCCCGCAATTATCCGCATCGTCCATAAATCCTTTCGTGTACGATTCTCCGCACACGTTACAGCGGCCTTTCATCTTCACCGTGACGGCCTCCAAATGCGCTTGGAAAGCCTTGTAATGCGTCGGAGCCGTCGATAGGTCAAACTCCTTCCCTGAGTCTTTCAGCCAGCCTAGCAGGGCTATAGCGCGGTCTAGTTGGCCTCCGTGAACCCCGACCGCAGTAAGCAACTCCCCCGCGGAAATCATTCCCCGCGCTCCGTGGCTTTTCGTCCACGCTGCCCCAAGTCCTTTAATGCGCTTGTAAGCCGTTACGACTTCTGACATATCTCGCGCAAGGGGCGGCAAGTTCTCGGGCCTCAAAGTCACAGTCTCGTCTATCTTGTCGAACGTGATAGAGATTCGGCTGGCGCATACCGGACAGTCCTTTAGGTGGAGGGATTCGCTCACTTAAAAATCTTCCTTAACTTCGACTTCTCCACGAACCCAATCCTTAGCCTGTATGCGCCAGCTTCTTTCCCCAACCCGCTCCACACTACCGCCGTAGTATCCGTTGGAATCATTCCGCATATCGAGGTCAGCTCGTCCGCGATTGGTAGTGAACACAAATCCGTATACCTGTTCACAGTCGGTTTCCGCACCCTTCCGCTTGTCGCCGTCATCAAGCGTTTCGGATTCAATCTCTCGGACTTCATTTACAACCTGACCAAGCAATGCCTCGATACCGGAGAAATTCTGGAACCATGAGGATGAGCAACAATCCCCAGCGGCATAGTAATCAACGAAAACATCTCCGATCTTAAAAGACAGCTTAAACTTCTCGTCGTCCATCAGGACCGCGTCAATCCTTTTTCCTATCAAATCATCAAAAACAGTCTTAACTTGTTCCATTCATCCTCCCAACAAATAAGCGGCATTTTGATTGGACGATAGCCGTTAGGCTTTACCGTTCGCAACCAATCTAGCCGCTGATTCTACGTTAGCTGTCTATTCCAGCCTGTCATCGTCCACTAAAGAGAGCCGCACGTTTCCAGATCAGGTACCCTTGTTTACTTTGGGCCGGAAACAACTCTTGTAGATTTATTCCGATCAGCACGGACCTAGCTTTCGACCGTTAGGAACGGTGTCAGTTCTTCTTACGACTTGGGGCCGCTGCTCTCTGACTAAAGCGGCATCGAATTGAGTTAAAGTCCTAATTCCTTCAAAATCATCGCGCACAGTTTTTTGTGAATCATTTTTTTGGCGGCGGCGTCGGCGGCGTAGGCGTCGGCGGCGGCGTAGGCGGCGGCGTAGGCGTCGGCGGCGGCGTAGGCGGCGGCGTAGGCGGCGGCGGCGGCGTCGGCGGCGTAGGCGGCGGCGTCGGCGGCGGCGTCGGCGTAGGCGTAGGCGGCGGCGTCGGCGTCGGCGTAGGCGTAGGCGGCGGCTTTACGGTTCTTCTCGCTCGGGTCTTTGACGTATGCAATCGCCGCTTCAATCGCTTTCCTCGGACGCTCATCTTTCGGGTTCTTCTTCTCGTAAATATCAATGACAGACTCCGCGCACTTAATGGCGATTCGGACATAAGTAATCTTGTCCAGTGTCGCCGCACGTTTCAAAATCCATAGCATCCAATCGGCGCGTTCAAACTCCGGGAGGAACTCGTCAAGCGTCATTCCGTCAACGATCACTCCGCAGGCCCATTTGTACCCGTCGTTACAGGCAGAATGTCCGCGCAACCAATCGGCGGTAATCAGAGTGTCGAGATTCGCGGCGGTCTTAGTGGTCATTGAGTTCTCCTGAATTGGTCGGACCCCCGGACTTGAACCGGAACTCTCCCTCTGGTTTATGGGCCCGGAGTGTGATGGCCATTATTTCACCAAGGTCCGATGAAAACAAAAAAGGGACGCCCAGGCAGCACACCGCTAGATGTTTTTGCCTGAGCGTCGATAACGATTTCATTCTAGCGGTGTGCATTGGTTTAATTTTACAACACTCGTTCACAACTTGTCAACAAAAAAGATAATAGCTCAGCGATACCAAACAACACTCGAAAGTCAAAAAAATAGACGGATGAAAAAATACGAGACGGACGCCATGACGACCCAGAACGCAATGCGCGTCCCGCGATGGCTGCTGTTCACGGCTTCCTCGAAGGCTCTACCGACTTCGTTCATATGTTTCCTGCGCGTTGTCGAGCCGCGCCCCTCGTTCATAATCTTTAAGCCTTGAGTCCTTCGATCCACTTTAAGACCTGATCCATCTTGTCGGCGGGAATCGCGGAGGTGCTTTCCTTGCCGAAAGAGTCCGTCAGGTAGTCGCGCAAGACCGTCTCGGGCTGGCCCGTCGCCTTGAACTTACCGTGGACAAGTCCGCGCTGCTTGGCGTTGATGAAGCGTTCCGTTTCCGTGGAGTCAGGCAACGTCTCGGCCCCGGCGTTTTCTTCGACTTCCCCGTCAATGATATCTCCCGGCTTCGGTTCCTCCCAGTTCGTCGTAGGAGGGATGTCCAAGGCACTCCCCAGGCCGTTGCGGAAGTCGCGGGAAGTTTCGTCGTTCGCAATCGCCGTCTGTAGCTCCATGGAGAGAGGCAATAGCTTCGCCAACTGAATCAGAACCGTCTTGAGGCACATTGCCTCCGGTTCCTTGGACCACGGCGACGACGGGTTAAATTCTCCCTTCGTCTTGTCCCAGGTTTTCGAGTGTGAGCGTCCATGCGCCATACAGTCATCCGCGCTCATATACTCGAACGGCTCCCCACCGTTCGCCAGCTTGGCCGCGACCCAATATCCCAGGACGGCCCCGCGCTTCTGCCCCGGCTTGTGGTGAAGGAACTGCCCCGTTCCCTTGCGGTAGTCGAAGTCATCGCCTTCCTTGACGACGCCCCAAGTCAGCATGACGGCCTTCTCATGTCGGTAGAACAGGTCCACAAGCCCCTTATATCCGACGATGGCTTGGACTTCAAGGGACGTAACCCATTGACCATTGGGCATCTTCTTGCTGTTCTTGAACGGGAGCAAGTAGGCCCGCCCCGCGACAGGTTCAAGTCCAAGTTGCGCCAGCGTGAACAGAGCCCCCAGGAAAGACGCCGGGGAACAGTTCGCCAGCCCTGGATTAAGCCGAATGTTCGTGAGCGCGATCCTGACAAGACGGTCAGGTGACAAGTGCGCCGGGAGGGCGCGGCCCAACTCCTTGACGCTGGACTGGATCAAGTCTTGAAGCGGCGTCGGGGTCGCGGACGGCTTTGCGAGTGCGTTCTTTACGGAATCAGCGGTAGACATGGTGGCTCCTTACTTCGTTTTTTTTAAGGGGGCGATTCGGAGGACTCGGCTCTCCGTCGTTTCGGCGTACTTGGCGCAAATCTCGGGAACCTCGATACGCATTTTCGGGAGGTCCATGCGGCGAGTCTTTTGGTTCTTCCATGTAACCTTGAACTTATCAGTGAAGCCTTCGGCGTGTTCCTTGAGCAAGACGCGCAACTCATTCTCTTGCTTGTCTTTCAGCGTCTCGATGGCCTTGGCGTCCTCTTTCGCGGCCTGGATGGATTCGATAAGCGCGTTTGCCTCGTCGCCTAGCTCGATGGGTTCGCCTTCTTCTCCGAGGGGAAACAAATTATACAAAGTGTCGGCGTCCTTCGACGTAATGAAAGACGGCATGACCTTCGGGACGATGTAGCGCGTCCAGAAGTCTACCGCCTTCTCGATCATCTGCTTTTGGAGAACGTCATCGCGCTCTAAGACCTTGACGCGGAAGTCCTGATTCCCGATTAGGCAAGCGACGTAGCCGCGATCCGCGCCCATCAACTCCATGTAGAAATACGTCTGAATCAAATACTCCTGGGGGATTTCCTCGCCTTCCCATTGCTTCGCGTTCCATGCGCTCGTCGTCTTGGCCTCTAGGACGGCTTTCTCCCCGACGATTCGACGATCTATGTTCCCGCGCAAGAATGAATGGACCGGATGAATCAAGGTATCATTGACCCGCGCAACCTTCTTTCCCGTTTCCTCTTGGAACAGGTCACAAACCGTCTGTTCCAACTTATTCCCCAAGCGAACATGGAGCTTGCCGGAAATGTCCTCTGGAATGATGTTCCCCGTTTTCTCTCCCCACAGTTGAAGCGGAGTGCGCCAGCGCGACAAGCCCAAGACAGCGGCAATGTCGGAGCCGCCCAGGTAGCCAGTCCGTTCCTTCGCCTTAATTTCTGAAATCGCCATTATTCCCCCTCAGACCTTCATGAACTGCTGTTCCCATCGGTAATCACTCTACGGCGTGAGCATCCAGGCCGTGAACTTCTTTCCTTTGACCGGGACCGATACGACAAGCCCCTCTTTTTTTAGCTCTCTCAGTCTGGCACTCGCCGCCGCCTGACTTACCCCGTCTAAATCAAGCTGATGTAGCGGTAAAGGCAAGTCGGCCAGCGCAAGGCGTTGGAGTATCTTGGTTCGGGCCGTGGTCATGGCTTCCTCTGAATGATGCCGACCTGGTGCAAGGCGTCATAGGCCATATCTCTCTGCTCCGCGCTAAATAATCCCCACTTTATGTCTATGAGCGTTTTATGGATTCGTCGGCGTCTGTTTTCCTCGCGGACTTCTTCAATTAGCGCGTCGGTAGCGGGCTCAATCCTGGGTGCGTGATAGGATTGTCCTGTCCCTCGTCCATTTTTGTCGAATCGATATGGAGTATCATTCGCAAAGACGCAAGTTACGGAAATCTTACCAACTGATTTAACGACCCCAAGTTGGCGCACATCGTCTCGCCCGATAGACCATTGGAACGATCCAATAACCTTGTCACCTGGCTTCAGGTCTTTTATTTCTAAGCTCACGCTAAACCTCTCACATGCGCGGCGATTTCTTCCTTCAACGCGGCGACTTGTGCCTCTAAAAACGCGATCCTCTGATCCTTGATGGCCCTGGATTCGTCCTGAGCTTTTATCATCGCGCCTGCCTAGCGATCAGTCGGGCGTTAGAGCAGTCCCGGCAATCCTTGGAGGCGTCGAGGAGACAATCTTCGGCTATGTCAGCGGCGGCTTCGTGTTCCATCTAGCGATCCTCCCGGCACTCTCTGGCGTGTTCGCGCTCATCTTCCATCGCGCAAGCCTTGTCATCCTCGTAGTCCTCGGAGGCTTGCTCTAGGATATCGTCCTCCCGATTTTCGTGGAGGTAATCGTCCACTTCGTCCGCAACCTGGGCGGGCAATAACCGTTTAATCATCTTGCCGTCCTTCCGTCTGCGGAGCATATAGATGAGGCACCTGTAGTAGTATGGGCGACTCCCGTCGTCGCAGGGCTTGTCTACTTTCACGGTGTCAATCTCGATTTCGGGTCCAGAGGGGGGCGTCCAGCGGTCGCCAGGATCGCCGCGCCAAATGTCCAGCTTCGCCTCTAGCTCATGCTCCACTAATGCGCCTTCGCAACAGAAAGTGTAAATCATCGCCCCTCCAAGTTCCTGATGCGGGATTTCAATGTCTCGCAAAACTGCTTGGAGTCAGACAGTTTCTCGGTGAGCATGGAAATCTCTACCAGAGCCTTGTCGTACTTGTCATCCATGGCCGATAAATGCGCCTTGACCCGCGCCAGTTCTTCGGTCCGTTCTTCCCGCGTCTTTGTGATTTCGTGAGGTATCATTTCGCCACCGCCGCAAAGAATCCCTTAAACGTATCCGCGCCGTAGGCCCCGACCGTCAGACCGATTATTTCCTTCACCGTCAGAGAGTCGGGAGTCTGCCGCGATTCCAGCCAAGAACGGACGCCGCCTTCACACGCTCCGGTAATGACACGGTAAGCCCGGATGGCGTCACGCTTCGTCACGACTTTATCCATCGTCCACGCCTTGAACTCCGAAGGATCACGCTTGCCGATCTTGAACAGGAGTCCGTCCCGCGCCTCAGCCAACGTCTTGCCGTGAGAGTACGACTCTCCGTCCGTGACGAGGTATGACACTTCGGTCTTGCCGCAGATGATGACGCGAGACACCGGGCCGCGAGTGGAGACTACCCGCGCCAGCACTCCGTCAGCGAACGAGAATCCAGCCGCCGCGAAAGATGAGAGAAGCATAGCGCGGCATTTAGATGTGGCGGTTGAATCTTCTTTCTTTGCGTTAGGGGCGAACAGTTTGCCGTCCGCTCTGATGTCGAGGGAGCCGCCCACGCTCGTCAGCACCGGGAGCTTCGCGTCCGCGCTGATGTGGAGGGAGCCGCCCACGCTCGTCAGCACCGGGAGCTTCGCGTCCGCGCTGATGTAGAGGGAGCCGCCCACGCTCGTCAGCACCGGGAGCTTCGCGTCCGCGCTGATGTAGAGGGTGCCTGTTATCTT